CCATGCCTGGTCCGATGCCCCATATTTTCGAGTCCATTCCGCGCCACGTCACGGCCTGCCGGAAGCGCCCCTTGTTGGCTAGCATTGCATCATCGAGGTTTTTGATGTCTGCAGCACACTTTTCGTTCTGTGGCTTCTTCACGCCCCGGAGGACGTCGTTGATATAGTCGGAATTGTCCACGAAATCAGAAATGCTTTCCTTCTGTTCGTCGGTCAGCTTCTGGTTTTTTGCGATACCCTCGCAATATTTAACCGCATCGTCCATGTTGTTGTACTGCGGCTGGTATTCGTAGAATTTTTTCCACTCCTGCTTGTTGAAGGGCTGCAGGCCCGCGTTTTTCGGCGCAGCACCAATATTAGGTACTCTTGATCCGCCGGCAGCGCCCGTTGCGAACTTCCCGTCATCGTCCCGCGGATGGTCAGCCTCGTTCCACTCGTCGTGTGCGGACCTTTGGCCGCGCGCCAGAATGTCAAGCGACGCCTTAAACGGAGGGAACAAGTAGTCGGGCATATCGTTTAACGGGACGAATGTTGCGGCGATCATTTCATGGCCGTCACACTTCGGCTCCCCTGAATAATCAGTGCATAAAAACAGGAACGGCACTCCGTACTGTGGCGGGAGGCCGTTCATTGTGCCGATCGGGCGCAGGGCGCCGAGGTCGATGTTGAACTCCTCCTTAGCCTCGCGCCGGGCCGCCTGCTCCGGCGTTTCTCCGGCTTCGATGTGGCCGCCAGGGCCGCACCAGCCGGTGCCATCGGTGCGGTTGCCGATCAGCACCTTGCCGTCCCGGATAACGAGCACAGCGGCCGCCGCGGGCTCCACGTTGCCGTCGTCGTGGGCGATGCGCGGACCGCGAAGGTCTTTATATTCGGTGGCGAGAAGCGCCGTAAACAAACCTGATAAATATAAAAGCTGCAGGAGCTTTTTGCGATCCATGCGATCACCACCCTTTGTCGAAGTCAGGTAAATCAACCGTCTGCCCGGCCAGCGCATGGGAGCAGTCACTGAGGAACTGTATCTTGCCGTCGGTCACGAAGGAGTGACAGCGGTAGCAATGGAACGGCGCCGGCCCTTCGCCCGGGAAGTGCTCCTCAAAACTGCACCAACAATCATCAGGTTTCGCGTGATCGGTATAATGCCCCGACGTGGCCAGTATTGATGGCTGAAGTGTGGGCGCGTTCTCGTCCCCATTAAATGACCACGACGGCTTGCCGGGGACCGGCTGGAGCCGCATGGCGTGTTCATCACCACAGCCGGGGCAGGTGAAACGGCAAGAAAGCGGCACACCCGCATCATTGCGGATAACATTAACCTTACTCATAGCTCGCGAATCTCCCCTCCGAATCGATCATAAAACTCGCGCTTGCCCAGGGTGATGATCTCGCCGTGGATGTGAACCTTGTGCGGCCACTGCACCGTGCGCCAGAGGATGATTTCGGAGGCATAGCAACGGCAGTTGAAGATATTCCCGGGATTGTAGTGGCCGAGGCTCTTTTCGCCGAGCAGAAGCTCCGGTGCCGGCGGATCGCTGTACCGGCAGAGGACGTTGTCCATGTGCCGGTGGGAGTCGCGCGTCCGAATATCCTTGGTTGAGTGCCATATATACCAATCAAGACCCAGGTCCTCCGCCTGCGCCTGCTGCAGCGCTGCGTGCGCCTTGGCCGTTTCGGTTCGCGCAATGAGCTTCGCATGGTTCATGGTCATGTCGCCGACGAGCTCTTGGAATTGTGGCAGGAGGAACGCGCGTCGCGTGTCGGCGAACGCTTTTGTGCCCGTGAACCGGACGAGGTCCTTTGCCACGCTCTGTGGCACCGACTTTATAAACGTCGCGTTGAAGTCGATGAGCTCCAGCGTCTTGGAGCCCAGGCGCCCCCGTATCGACGCCTGTTGGGCGGCATATAAAGCACGCCCCTTGCCTGCCATGCGCGCGGCCTCGCGCCACGTGCGGGCGTTCTCTTCAAGGGTATGTGTGACCATGGTTCTCGCGGTCGCGTGCGCCCACTTTGCAAAGGTCGGGTCTTGGTATATCGCCAGGAGTTTGTTCGCAATGACCTCCGGCGAGTCGCCTTCCTCGATAACGGATGCCAGCAGGCGCCGGAGGCGTTTTATTGCGTTCAGGTAGTTTTGTTCGATCCGGCGGCTTTGTTCCCATGCAGTGAATTCCATACGCCGACCTCCCAAAAGGAGCCGGCCGCTCACGATCGAACGGCCGGCGTTAGCTTATTTGATTGTCTTGCCTGCCTTGTACGCCTCGCGGGCTTCACTCAGGCCCATGCGGTTGGCACAGCATTTTTCATCCGGCTCGTTTCGCTGGACAAGATCGTCGACCCATCCGCATGTCGGGCACTTTTCGAAGAAGTCGGGTTCGGTCAGCGTATTTTCTCCGCAGCAGGCGCATTTGTATTTGGCTTCGACAGCCACGGCGCACCCCTCCTTTTTACCTGAAGGTCACAGGATAGCACAGACGGGGCGTGAAGTCAATCATCTTCGACGCCCTCATACTGGAGCTGCTTTTGGTAGTATTTTAGCCCGTTACCGCCCGATTCGAAATAAGGCTTGCACATAAATGCGATGCCCTTCCCCGGGTGGCCTTTCACAAAATCGTTTGTCCTGGCGTCGTAACGTACGATCTGGCCATACTTGTTCTTGTATCCGTGGATATCGCCACCGACCGGCATTTGAATCAGCTCCAGCGCACGGGCTGCGTACTGCTCTTTTGTCATGCCGTCGTACTCGTGCTGGTGCGTTTCCCAATGCGTCTCAAGGTTCGATTCGCTAAACCCGCGCCGCATCCTGTTCGCGCCCTTTGCACTCGATCCACAGTCTTTGAGTTCCCGCGCGATATTCGAATGCCTCGCGTCTGCGTCGTCCTCTTTCTCGGGCCGAGAAGATCCGCTGCCGGCAGTGAACTTGCCGTCGTCATCGCGGGGGGTGTTCCGATTCGGCCCAGGTGTCTGTTCCGCGGATGCGCTGCAGTATATAGTTCGTTATCCCTGCCACGCGTTCTGCAAACGACTTCTGCGGGGAGGGCGCGACGATCGGCGCGGAGTCCTCTTCCCTTTGCTCACTGGGCGCCCGTGGCGCCGCTGTGGGCTGCGTTTGCGGAGGGGCGGGCGGCTGCCCTGCCGGCGGGGTTATTTGCAGCGTGGGCGAAGGCTGGGCCGGAGCGGGGCCATCCTGCGGTCCAGTGGGGACATCCCCCGGAGCGCTGGGCGTTGTTTCCTCTCCGGGCATCCCAGGCGTACCGCCGAACCCGGGCATGCCGGGCATGTCGCCTTGCTGCACTTCGTCGTCAGCTTCGTCGATCATCTCGTCGGTGATATTCGTGAAGATACCGGAGTCCTCGGACTGATCGCGGAGCTCTTTCAGCGCCGTCTTGCGGCCGATCAGGCCGCCGTCGTACACCTTCATCACCGCTTCGGTCTTTTTGCCGGCGAGTTCGGCCTTTTCCTCTTCGCTCGGGACGCGGACCGGGCCGAACTTATAGTCCAGATCATCCGGCACGGCGCCGAATTCGGACATGCACATGATCGGCAACAGCCGGTCAAGGACGGGTTGGATCTCGTTTTCCTGAATCCCCTCGACCTTCGTGTAATAATTCGTCAGATCGGATTCGCCGGTGGAGTTCATCCCGCCAGGGGATTCGCCAAAAAGAATGGTGATAGGGATCTCGGAAACGCAGGAAAGGGCTTCCTTGCACATCGTGAAAACGCTGTCGAGCCCAGCGAAGCTGTACGCCCGGCTCGATATGTCGTCGTCCTTTCCGATTACGCGCGTGGTGAAGCTGGACATTAGACGATTCTGCGCCTGCATGGTCGCATATAGACGGGCCTGCGCCGCGGCCGGCGCCAACGCCAGAGATTGGGCCAGGTCGTCTGATTTCTGAATCCAGACGTTGGCCTGATACACCAGCTGCGCGATGTTGTGCCGGATATCGTCGTACTGCCGGAGCTCGTCGAAGATCGTTTCGATAACAGACGCGCCCCATCCCTGCTCGACCTGCGTTTCCCAATAGGGCAGCTCGTCGCCGGTGAACCGCACGATTCGGCTGTGATGCACGCGGGCGTTGTCTGTTGCAGTTTCGGACACGCGGACGTTATAAAACTCCGGCTCGCCGAAGTCTGGGTCGTTTATGTCGTCGACGGTTTCTGTGGACGGGTAGAGCCCTGACCACCGATCGACGACATAAAGACCCTTAAACGAATCGGGCTCAATGGTTTTGAGGTCAAGCGGCTGTTCGAGGATATCTCCATGGCCGTCAATCATGATAAGCCCCGCGGCTCCGCCGAAGAGCCGCCCCCATTTCAAGCCGCATTCAATGCGCTTTTTGAGGCGGGTCCGTTTTTCGAGCTTTGCGAGCATGTCGGTCTGTTCGGGCGAAAGCTGCGACGTGATCTGATACCAGTGCGCGATCGCATCCTCGACCGGCTTGTTAACGATTTTCTTCAACACACCTGATCCGCGGTAAAGCGAAAGCAGGAGCATATAGTTCATCGTGAGGCGGACCAGGGGGTATTCAACACCCTCGCTTAACACATCGGCCCCGTAGCCCAGCTTGGCGGCCGGGTTGGCATACGCATCGTTCGCGTAGAGAATGATCGGCCGAGCCTCTTGGGCCGGCGCCGGCTTTTGATCCGCAGCCACACGGCGCACCGCTGTCCGGGGAATTTTTACGATGCTCGGCATTTTATATCACGCCCCTGTAGGTTATTCTTAGGTTTCAGGCTCTACGCATGGAGCTCCGGTATAGAGTAAATTGAGAATGACGTCGCCGGCGACCACCGCCGTCGGAGCGTCAGCGGCTGCCGCTCCGGGGATGCCAATGCCTAGGCCGACGCTGAAAGCGACGCCTATAGCCGCAAAGTTCAGCGTCAGTGCGCCGCCGGCAGGAATGCCGAACGTCAGCGCCGGAGTGCTGGTCCCAACAACAGGGGCCTCCGCTAAGTTGTATAACTTTAGAAACTCCATGGCCGCCGACGTGTTGATTGCATGGAGGAATGAAAGGCGCCC